CGAGCTGTTCATGTAGCCGGTCTCGGCGAGCTCGTCCTTCTGATCGACCTGGAAGTGGATCGTCCCGCCATCGGCGCGGCTGATCCCCGCGGTTGCTCCGGCGTGAGAGAGGACGAGCTGCACGGTCTGAGCCGCGTGAGTCTCGCCGACGCCCGTCGCGGCCATCGCGGAGAGCTGAACGGTCCGGACATCGCCGACGGCCCAGCCGGCGTCCTGGACGAGGTCGACCTTGCCGGCGTCGGCCGCGGCGATCAGGGCCGCGATCTGTTCGTCGGTGCCGTCAGCCCAGGAGACGATCTCGAAGCCACCGCCGACTTCAAAATCAATCGGATAGACGCCGTAGAACTGGACGTCCTGAGTGTACTCCGTCGCCTCGGACTCTCCGGAGGCCGTCGCGCTGATCGTGTAGGTCGTGAGCCCGACGGGATGCACGGTCTGGTTGACGACGAGGCCGGCCGGGACGGTCCCGGTGAAGGTCTCGCCGCCGCCCGTGACAGTGTATGTCTGGCCCTCGAAGTCTTCGTCGAAGGTGATCCGGAGGATCGCGCCCATGTAGTTCGCGGCCTCGGAGCGCGGGACGTAGTTGTTCAGGGCGGTCGCGACGGCGCTGTTCGCAATCGCGTTCCCGCTCTGAGCGTTGAGAGCGTTGTCGACGGTGGGGATCTGTTCGCGGACCCAGTCACGGACCTCCGTGAGAGCGGCCGATCCGACCGCTTTTTCGTTGTTATTCGGCATTTAGAATGTTCCTCGCTTCCTCTGCCGTCATCGGCAGCATAGTATTTTCCTCGAGCGAGCTGATCCGCTCGCCCTGTGAGGTCTGAGTTTCTCCGAGCGAGTCGATCGCCTCGCCCTGTGAGGCCTGGTTCCTGTCGAGGTTGTCAATGTCCCCGGCGAGCGACGAGAGGACGCCGGCGAGGCCAGTGATCGCGCTAATCGGGTGAGAGTCGACGGCGTCGCGGTTGACGAGGATCGAGTGATCGTTCTCGTAAATCGTCTGGGCCTCTTCGATCTCCATGTCGAGGGAGACGGCGTTCTCTTCAACAGTCAAGTCAAGCTCGGCCATTTAGATCACTCCTTCCTTGAGGATCGCCTCGGGGTAGATCTTCTTGATCTTCGTCGCGTAGGCGTTCCCGCCGATCTTCCCGCGGACCTGAATCTCGACCGCGATCCCGTCCTTGAGGCGGAGCGTGTCGTCCTGTGTGAGCTGGACGGTGATGACCTTGCCCTCCCGGGTGCTGGTCTCTTCGGTCTTTTCGATGACCGTGAAGCCTTCCTGCTTGAAGGTGACGAAGTAGCTCTCGAAGTCCAGCTCGTTCGAGAGCGTGAGCGTCAAAGTCGGAGTCGTTCCTCTGATCATGTCGTAGCCTCCAAAATAGCCCGGGTCTCGTTGGCCGTGAGATAGTTCGTTGAGTTGATGAGCGCGAGGACCCAGGCGGTGCCGTTATAGACGTAGGTGTAGCCGGTGTCCTGTACGGTGACGGCCCAATTCGTCGACGGCGACGGGTAGGTCGTCGAGATCGCGTTGAAGTTCGCGACGGAGGCCTGCCAGATGAGGCCCGCGGCGATCGAGGCGACGTCCGCCTGGAGGGCCGCGATGTCGTTTTCAAGCGACCGCTTGACGGTGTAGAGGCCGCCGCTCTTGACCGGGTTATTACTCCCGGACGTCGGAGTATTGTCCCAGGTGAGGACGTCTTGCTTCGTCGCGAGCTGAGCGGAGACGTCGACGCTCGCGACGGCGTCGTCGACGTAGGCCTTGATGCCGCCGCTCTTGACCGGGTTGTCGCTCCCGGCCGTCGGGGTGTTGTCGAAGACAAGCGAGGCCTGGACGGCGTCGAAGGCCTGTTTCAGGCCGTCCGACGTGACCGGGTTGTCGCTCCCGGCCGTCGGGGCGTCGTCGAAGATCAAATTGTCCTGCTTGCCGTCGCTGAGCCTCTTGAGCTGGGTGTCGATGATGTCGGCGTTCCCGTTGAGGACCGTGACGTCGACGTTGTCGGTGATGTCCGGTTTGACGAGGTTATAGTTCGTGGTCTGTGTTGCCATGTCGGGGTTTACCTTCCTTTCTCGATATTATCGAGCCTTCTCTTGATCCACTCGATGTCGGCTTGAACGTCGTCGGGGCCGTGAATGACAGAGCGCTCGAGATCCGTGAGCTCATAGTCGACGGCGACGGTCAGGTTCTCCAAGAGGGCCAGCTCTTCGGTGTAGATGTCCCGCGCCTCGGGGACGTGAAGCCCGCGGACGATCGGCTGCATGACGATCAGGACCGGCCGCGTCCGGTTGATGAAGTCGGCGATGGCCGCGCCGTCCTCCGCCGGATCCGCGACGCAAGACATATAAAGCTGGGCGTGGTCGATGCCGGCGCGGCTGAGCCGGTCGAGCTGAGCCTCGACCTCATCGAAGTCGAGGCCCTTGTTCATGGCCTCCCAGGCCGCCTCTGAGCGCGTTTCAATCCCGACGTATAAACGCTCCACTCCGGCGGCGCGAAGCTGAGAGAGCTCCGCGTCGCTCTTCCTGGATATGTTCAGCGCGGAGGCGTACATTGAGACGCGCCCGATGCCGGGGAAGGCCTCGCGGCTGAGCTCGATCGACCGCTCGATCAGCGAGACCGGAGCCTCGAGCGGATCGCCGGACTCGATAAAGAGGGCGCGGGCGTCCGGGACCCGTCGCCGTTCCCGTTTGATGAACTTCGCGATCTCCGTTTCGGAGAACTCCCGGTGCTCGAGGCGCTTGTACATCTCGCAAAAGTCGCATCGGTTCCAGGAGCAGCCCTCCGTGATCGGGATGAGCGCGGCGTTGAACTCTGTTTTCGGCACATAATATTCCATGATTCTTTACCCCACATAAGTGACGGCGATGTTCCGGACGACCATTCCGGAGACAGCGCCTCTTGATACGACGCTGTTATTGTCGTGATTCATCCGAAAAGCGAAGTGGACCGGCTGGCCGTTGAAGGTTCCTGTCTCAGGTGTGACCGAGATGACCTGGGCTCCGCAGCCGGTGTTCATATTGATCGAGGTCGCCTCATAGCTGAAGCGGTAGGCTTTCCCGTTCTTGAAGCCGTGAATGTCGGGGCCGGTCCAGACGATGTAGTCGTTCCCGGGGAAGTACGGGATCACGAAGGCCGCGCCGCCGGGGATGTCGATCGTCTGATACCTGAAGCCGGAATAGGCATAGGTGTTGTAGTTCGAGACGTCGGTGAGGTCGACTTGCTCCCAGTCGCCCTCGCCCCAGCCGGAGTCGGGATCGTCCCAAGGCTCGACCCAGAGCTCGCCGTCGGGGTCCATCCAGACGTCGTCGAGGAGGTTGTTGAAGACGAGCGAGCAGTCATAGACCTCGCCGGCGTGAGTCGTGAAGGTAGCCGTCAGGTCATAATAGCCCTCGAAGGTCGTCCCGTCCGGAGGATTGAAGACGCAGTCGCCGGTGATGTCAAGAGTGCTGCCGTCCGAGAACTCCGCGACGACGGAGCCGCCGTCAAGCGAGATCGTGTCGCCGTCATAGTAGTCGAGCTCGTCGGGATCCGTCGCCCAATAGATCCAGTTGATCGGGATCGTATCGACGAGGCAGTCGGTGTCGAGCTCGATCCCCTCGGCGTTGTAGTGGACGTTGATGACGATCGCGTGGGTCTTCGTCTTGTCCTCGGGCCGCGGATAGAGGGAGGCGTCGAAGTAGTCGACGTGCGGGATCCAGACGTTCGGATTCAGGCCGAGCGTAACGGGGCGCCCCTCGAAGGTCATCGTGCAGGACTCCGTGACCTCGACGGACTTCAGCGAGGCGCCGGAGTCGGTTCCGTCGTCTGTGTACTGACAATAGACCTGGAATCCGGTCAAGTTGAGCTGCGTGTTCTCCTTCAGGGCACTCGTGTCGCCGACGATGATCAAACGGGACGCCGCGCCGACCTTGAACTCGTCGGAGCAGAAGAACTCGCCCGCGAGTTCGTGGGTGAAGTGAGCCTCGACGGAGTTCTCCCCACCGAAAGTGAAGGGCCCGACGCGCTCCCCGTTGATCGTGAAGGAACAGCGGTCGGTGATGTCCTCGACCCGAAGGATCTGAGAGGTCGTCGTCTGTCCGTCTTCGTTTGGCTCTCCGCTCATATCGGTCCAGACGGCCTCCACTCGAAGCTGAGAGACGTCGGGGGTGTCTCCGACGTAGTATTGCTGCGTGAAGACCTGAGAGAATCGAATGAACTCGATGCCGCCGACGCGGATCGTCGTGTTACAGTCGAAGGTATTCGAGGCCTGGTCGATATAGGTCGCCGTGAGATCGAGCTCTCCCGACTCCCGAAGGAAGTCGCCCTCCGCAGGATCGAAGGAGCAGAGGTCCGTGATGTCGGACATGGTCCCATCTTTGTAGTAGGCCGTGATGATCGTCCCGGTGAGGTCGAGCGTGTCGCCGATGAAGTGCTGCTTCGTCGGGTCGCGGGTCCAGACGATCCGATCCGTTGCGACGTTGTAGCCGAAGACGACCAGGCGGGCGTTTCGGGCTTTGATTGAAATAGGCATCCGGGTCCTCCTTTACGCGCTCGCGCCCCAGGTGTGTCCGGTCATCTCGCCCCAGGTGTAAAAGGCGGCGGTTTTCCAGGACAGGTCGCTCGCGGGAGAAATAAGCGGGAGACAAGAGATCTCGACGCGCACCTCGTGCTGTTCGTTGTTCAGCGAGAAGATCTCGAAGGGCGTCGTCACGGTCGAGATCGCGTGGCCGGCTCGTTTGTCCTCCTGAAGCAAAAACCACTCCTTGTTGTCGACATAGACGACGATCGTGACAGTCCCCTCGGCGATCATGCTGTAGGTCGTCGTGAAGTTGATGTCGCCGCGGCCCTTGTCCGTTGTGATCCGGAAGAGGAGGGCCGTCACGACCTGAGCCTCGGTCTGGACGATGAGATCGTCGTTGAGGTAGGCATCCGAGAGCCAGAACGTCTGAGACCCATCGACGCCCTCCTGGGTATCAATGATGCCTTCGATGTCCTTCGTCCATCGGCTCTTCGCTTGATTGAGCTTCGGGTTCTCGCCGACGCACTTGATCGTCGTCGTGCCGTTGAGCTTGACGACGATCTCCGTGAGGCAAGAGACCTCGCCGGCGGCCGCGCCCTCTGTGAGGGAGATGACGTCCATCGGGTCGAGACAGGGGTCGAAGGGGATCTCCGCCTCGAAGGGCGTATATTGAGCGGCCGAGAGCGTGTCGATGATATTTTGACAAGCCCGTTTTCGGGCAGTGTCGTCGGTGATCTGCAGGAAGGCGTTCGCCCCTATGTTGACGATGAGGCCGTCGTCCTGCGCTTCGTGATAGTATTCGGTCAGGCCTCCGGCGTACCATGTCGCGTAGAGGCCCGTGAAGCGGGTGATGTAGTCCGCGAGGGAAGAGTTGAAACGGTGCCGGGCCCGGACCGTCTTGAGGACGGTCATCGACCCGAAGGGGATGAGGATCAGCTCGCCGAAGCGATTGATCTGAGCGACGGAGCAGAGCGCCGTCGCGAGATGACTGAGCGCGTCTCGATAGGTGTGGATGTCGTCGGTCGTCGTGAAGTTGAGCTCCGTCGAGCCGTTCGGGAGCGCCTCGACCTCGGCGCGAGTCATCCCGAGGACGACGCCGCACCTGTCGCACCACTCCTGGAGCCACTTGAAGGCCGGCTTCGTCGAGCCGTTCGGGCGGATGTCCTTGTCAAACTTGAGCATATAGTCGAAGGACTTGATCGAGATCAGGCCGCCCGGAGAGCGCGTCGCTTCGTTGATGGTATAAACGCCCATCGGGATCGTGTCATAGGCGTCCGGGGTCTGCCAGGGACTGTTCGAGAGCTCCTCCCAGGTACAGGCGGCCGCGTCATTCCATGACCGGATCCCGTTCGAGATGAAGATGAGGGAGCCGAGCTTGACCTCGCCGTCATAGAGGACATAGCGGTCCGTGATCCCGATGTCCGCAGCAAAGAGCCCTATGTCGAGCTCGGAGGCGTAGACGCTCCCGAGCTCGAGATCCGTCGAGCCGGAGCAAGATCGAGTGATTGTCCCCGAGTCCTTCTGGATGTGCTTCGAGCGGAAGGGATAAACGCGGCCGTTTTTGTCCGTGACGGTCCCCGACCAGCCGAGGCGCCGGTAGTTCGACCGGATCAGCTCGTCATAGTAGTCGGAGATGATGTTATACATTTGTTTCCATGTCCTCCAATTTGAAGGCGACTTCCCAGACGGCTCCGTCAGCGAGGGAGCTGTCGGCGACCTTCGCCGTGAAGTCCGTCATCCGGGCCGACCAGGGGATCAGGCCGCCGACCTCGGCGTCGTAATAGTGACAGGAGAGGACGCCGGCCTTCTTGTAGGTTCTGAGCTTCTGCAGCCAGGTCCGGGTGACGGTCAGGGAGACCGTGACCTCGGGGACGCCCTCGCGGATGATGTCGACGTGGTTCGTCCCCGCTTCGGTCTTCCCGGTCGAGGAGGCCTCGACGTCGATATAGCTGAGCGTGTAGTCGTCCTTTTTGACGGGGATCACTTCGTCGGAGATCTTCAAAAATACCATTCCGATCATTTCGCGCGACCTCCTGATCTGAGGGTGACTCTCTGATTTGATTTCTGGATGATAGCGTCGAGCTGCTGTTCGCCGATATAGACGTAGGTGTCTCCGCCGAGAGCGGTCGCGAGCGTCGCGGTCTGTGAGGCGACGGCCTCCTGGATCATACTCCGGAGCGATCCCGCTCCAACGACGGCCTCCGGACCGGCTTCGCCGCCGCCGAGGAGCTTCCCGCCCGCCGCGCCGAAAATCGTCGGGGCGTTGAGGATCATGCCCTCATCCATAGCCTTTTTGTACCACTGAATAGAGAAGTGCGGGGCGCTCGGGGGATTGATCGAGAAGCGCCCGGAAATACTGATATGCGGGAGCTTGAGCTTCGGGAGCTCCCAGTGAAAATTGAGGAAGCTCTTGATCCGGTTGATCGCGTTCGAGACGATGTTCTTCGCGCCCTCCCAGACGGAGGAGAAGGTCGACTTGATCCCGTTGAGGATGTTCGTGATTGTCGACTTCGCGGAGTTCAGGCCGCTCGAGATCGTAGACTTGACGCCGCCGATCGCGGAGGCGACCGCGGACTTGATCCCGTTCCAGACGGAGACGGTCGTCGACTTGACGGCGTTCCAGGCTCCCGAGACGGCGCTTTTAATGTTGCCGGTCGAGGTCGTAACGACGGACTTGATCCCGTCCCAGACGGTCATGACCGTCGTCTTGACGGCGTTCCAAGCGTTCGAGGCTCCGGTCTTGATTACCTCCCAGGTATTGCGGAAGAACTCCTTGACAGAGTTCAGGGCGTTCGGGATCGTCTCCGTGAAGAAGGTGACGATCGCGTCGACGACGGCCTTCGCGATTTCCTTGATGTTCTCCCAGAGGTTGATCCAAAAGTTTCGGAAGTCCTCCGAGGTATTCCAAAGGTAAATAAAGCCGGCGACGAGGGCCGCGATCGCCGCGATGATGAGGACGATCGGGTTCGCCATGAGGACCGCCCAGAGCGCCTTGAGGCCGCTCATGAGCTTCCCGCCGATGCTGATGACACTCGAGACTCCGGAGACGATCTTCGGCGCCCAGGTCATGATCGACCCGATAGACGAGAGAAGGGTGCCGAGGACGACGAGCAGGGGGCCGATCGCCGCGACGATGAGGCCAATCTTGACGATGGTCTCTTGCTGTTTCGGGGTGAGAGCGTTGAACTTGTCGACGAGTTTCTGGACAAACTCCGCCACCTTCAGGATTGTCGGGGCGAGGCGCTCGCCGATGGACGTGATCAGAACGTCGAGCGAGCTTTTCAGCTTCTCGAGAGAGCCGCCGAAGCCGCTCATCATGGCCTTTGCCATCTCGTCGGTCGTTCCCGCGCAACCGGCCAGGGACGCACTGAGCTCGTCGACGTCGCCGGGGGCCGTGTTGATGAGGGCGAGCCAGGGCGCCATCTGATTCTTGCCGAAGATAGCGGAGGCCGCCGCGATCTGTTCGGACTCGGAGAGCTGAGCGAAGGCGTCGTGCAGCTCCTTCTGGATCGTGACGGAGTCCTTCATTGAGCCATCGGCGTTCGTGACGGAGATCCCGAGCTGCTTCATCATCTCCGCGCCTTCCTTCGCCGGGGAGACGAGTCGGGCGAGGCCGGTCTTCAGGGAGTTCGCCGCCTTGTCGGCGTCGATGCCGTTGTTCGCCATGACGCCCATATAAAGAGCGGCGTCGTCGATCGAATAGCCGGCTGCCGCGAAGATCGGAGCGGCGACGGACATCGCGCTCGAGAGGCTGTTGACGTCCAGGGCGGAGTTATTACAGGCAGCCGCAAAGACGTCGGCGTAGTGACTCGCCTCATCGAAGGAGCCGTGGAAGCCGTTGATCGTAGCGACGAGGCCGGCGGAGACCGTGTCGAGGTCGCCGCCTTCACCGGCCGCGAGGTTCATCGCCGGGGCCAGGGCCGCCGCGGCCTCCTCGGCCGAGAGGCCCGCTCGGGCGAAGTTCAGCGTCGCGGTGGCCGCGTCGTTCATTCCGAAGGTGCTGTTCGCCGCGGCCTCCTTCATGGCCCGGCTGAGCATCTCCGCCTGTTCCTCCGTGTTGCCCATCGTCTTGTTGGTGAGCTGCATCGTCTTGTCGACTTCCGCGAAGGAAGCCGCGCCGGCGGCCCCGATCGCGACGAGCGGAAGGGTGACGTGGGTGGTCAGGTCCTTGCCGACGGAGGTCATCTTGTCGCCGACGCCCTTGAGCTTTTCGCCGGCGGCGGCGATTTGCTGAGCGGAAACGGAGCCGAACTCCTTCATCCGCTCCGTGAGGCTCTTGACGTTTTGCTCTGTCTCGGCGATCTCGCGTTGAAGGGCGTCCCACTCGGCCGTGTCGGTCTTGCTCGCGTCCTTCATCTGTTTCTCGGCCTCTTTGAGGGTCTCGAGCTTTCGCTTTGACTCCTCGATCTCTTCGCCGAGGGCTTTATATTTCTGCTTGAGGAGCTCCGTGTTTCCGGGGTCGAGCTTGAGGAGCTTGTCGAGGTCCTTTAGCTGTGCCTGGCTCGTCCGGATTTCGGAGTTTACCCCCCGGATGGCGTCCTGTAGCTTTTTGGTGTCGCCATCAATTTCGATTGTAATTCCCTTGATTCTGTCAGCCATGAGGCACCTCTTCAGAACTTGTCAAAGTCGGATTGTGTCGCGACCTGATGATAGGCGTCGGCCGCGTTGTCGTTTGCGCTCTCCGTTATCATGTCGAGGATGACGCCCTCGTCGATCTCTGTCATCTCGGCCAGGGTGAGGCCAAGTTGCTTCGCGCGAAGTAAAAAAAGAGCGCTGTTTACTTCACGATCGATGGGGCGGGACTTTTTTTTAACGCGCTCGTCCCTTCTCTGTTGTCCATGTAGAGGGAGATGAAGTCGAGCGCGTGAGTGAGGAAGGTGAGCGTCTCGAACTGTTCGAGCCAGTCGAGATAGGTGTCGAGGTTGAGCTTGTTCATCTCCGCCTTCTCGGCTTGCCGGTTCATGATGTAAGCCATCTTTGAGACGGTGTCGAGCTTTCCGGAGCCGGCGATCGCGAGGAAGGCCTTGAGCGTGTCCGGATCGAGCTCGTCGAGCTTCACTTCATCCTGCCCGGCCTCCGCGGCCTTTTGAGAGGCGGCGGTGATCTTCGCCAGGGTCGCCGCGTCGAGAGAGCCGACGATCGACGTGATCTCGCCGAAGAGTTCCTTCCCGAAGATCATCTTGTAGCGGATGGAAGTCGTCCCGCAAGCGAGGAAGGGGAAGTCCTGGTCCTCGCCGGTCGCGAGCTCGAGGGTGATCGTTTTATACATTTTTTCGTTACTCCTTCACTTTCGATTTTTGAGCTCTTTCACGGCCCCCCGAAGAATATCCAGGACGGAGAGGTCCGGTCGATATGTCCAGATGATAGCTATAAAAGCAGCTCCGAAGAGAGCGGCGAAGACCGCGATCAAGCTGAGAATAATGATTAGCATCGTTTTCGCGCCCTCCATAGCGTTACGGCCTCCGCCGCCTGAGTAGGCGGTGAAGGCCGTGGTTTTTGTTGTCGGTTCGCGGGCTTAGGCGTTAGCGGTCCACTTCGCGTAGAGCATAACGTCGGAAGAGATCGCCGTGCTGAAGTTAAAAGAGGTGGTGCAAGCCGCGTCCGTGTACCAGCCGCCGAAGGTGTAGCCGGTCGCAGTCGGCGCAGTCGGCTGAGTCGCGGTCCCGCCGGCCTCGACTCTTTGAGCTGCGGGGGCGACGCCGTGGCCGTTCGCGCTGAAGACGACGGCGTAGTGGGCGGTGCCGCTCGGCTGATAGACGGCGTCGTACCAGGTCGAGTAGACCGTCGCGTCGGTGTCCGCCGCGCTGCGGGCCTTTACGATGTTCTTGTCGAGGGCCGCGTTGTAGACGGGGGAGGCGGTGATCGTCAGGGTCTCCGTGTTGACCTCGGTCGTCTCCTCCTTCGTCTGAGACTCGACGCCCGGGCGGGAGGCGGTGCAGTTGTAAAAGACGTGGCGGATCTGATGAACGTCGCCGTCGAACTCAAAGAGCAGCGCGAAGTGTACGCTCGCCGCATCCGCGTCCTCGATGAGGACTCCGTTCTGGTCGAGGATCTCGCCGAGGACGTCCTTCCGAAAACTCTCGGGGACCATCGCGCTCTCGAAGTCTCCGGAGTAGCCGGAGTTATTGTTGACGACATAGTACTGGATGCCGTCGGCCCAGAAGATCGTCGGCTCGCCCTGAGCGTCGAGGGAGAGCGAGACGGAGCCGGGCCAGGCGACCGGGGTGGCGAAGGTCGCGGTGCCGTCCGCCGCGATCGTTGCGATCGCGTAGTGCGCGTTTTTCAGGTTGTATTTGACCTTGTTTTTCTTATTAGACACTTTAAGCTCCTTTCGCGGCCGGCTTAGATCTCGTAGAGGGTCTCGTAGAAGTCCTCCGTCTCGATGTAGACCGTGTCCGCTGTTTTGTTGTAAAAGACTTCGTTTTCGTCGAGGAGATTCTCGACCTGGTCCATGAGCTCCTCCATCTCCTCGGGCGTCGAGGCGTAGAGCTCGAGGTCGACCGCTTCGCCCTTGT